TCTGGGATAGGAGATTACGCCAGAAAGTTTATATTTACTGTAACACCATATGAAATTGCGAGTCTTACAGTTTCACCAGATGAAGGTAAAAGGACAGACACAACATCTGGTAACAGTTTCGATTTAATGATGGCCAAAGGCCGAATGAGGAAACATTATAATTATATCTATACTGGATTAAACCAACAAGTTGAAAAATTTGATTTAAAGTTCAATACATCTTGGTATGCGGCCTTACCAAGAATATCTGGCCTTTCTAATCAATATTCATCGGAAACTTCGTCTGGAATGAAGGCCAGTGCAAGTAAAGAAGATATGTATTATAATAGGCAAGCATCAATTGATGCGGCTAGGTCGTTAATAAAACAACAAGTTGAGATAGCTAACGGTGAAGATGACGGCATATTAAATGATGCTGAATATGCAGAACTTGAAAATTTAGAAAAACAATCTAGAACATTGCAAGATGTCATAAACGCGACTACTGATGAGAAAGCCGTCGAAGGGTTGATTAAACAACAAATTGATTTAGAAACAAAGATAGCACAAAAGACGGAAGAATATGACAGTTTGGCCGCTAAGATACAAGAGGTTAAACTCAATAAGGATTCCTTAGCGAACGAAATGGTTAGGCGTGGCGAAGAAGAGCTACGTGGTGATTCTGAATTACTTAAGAAAAAGTTCAATGATCAATATGTAGAGGATTTCCTGTTTGAAAAAGCTGAAATCAATGAGGGGAATATAAAAAAGCTGTTGCCGTTAACTTACATGGAAGCACAGGAGGACGGGGATGTCACGTCCTCTGGACCATATAAACCTTCTGATAGGGTATTTTTTAGTGCATTATTTTCACAATCTATGAAATCACCAAACTCTGACTTATTAAGTGGTGATATGACAATAAAAGGAGACCCATTTTGGTTACAACCACCTGACCCCGTGTCTGCCACAAAAACAAAAACAAACAAAGAATTGATAGAAGAACAAAAAACAAAAGAACAGGAAGTTGGTTTTGCTGGAACAATTTTAGCAGAAAATTTCTTATTGTTTACTGCATTTTTACCAGACGCAAAAAGATTATTTAGTGGACAACCAACAGCGATGGGAAAAAACACATTAATAAACGGCGTGTATGGCGTACATAAGGTAGAACATATTTTTGAAAATGGTAAATTCACGCAAAATGTTAGTTGTTATAGACAATATCTGTGTGACTTGAACCATGTTGCTCTAGAAAATTACGTATTGGGTGGAATAAGTGAGCAAGAGGCTAATACCATAGTGCAAAATAGCGTTAGAATACCTAATCCTCTGGATAAATTGTCACCATTAAGGGAGAAAATTAAAGACGTTGGTACTATAATAGAGAATAAAGTGAAGGACAAGTACCAATCCACTGAAAGAGAGATAGTTGAAAAAGCACTTAATGCAACAAAGGATTTCACTGGTGTTGATATTAAATATGATGAAAGCCTAGAATTTACTAAACCAAAAGGTGAAGAACCTAAAAAAGAAGCGTTTCTCCCATTGATAAGTCAAGGTGACATAATATTGAATAATAACAGTGGTTCAAAGAGTTGGAAGTAATATATGAGTACTATTAAACGTTCAGGTACGGTAAACAGACACGCAAAAGGAACGCCATCTGGTAGAATAAATGCTCATTTTGGTTTGTTTGTCGGCATCGTAAAAGATAATAAAGACGCACAACATAATGGTAGATTAAGAGTACATATACCAGAATTTGGGGGTTTGGAAGGAGAAGAGAGTAATTGGATAACGGTGTGTTATTGCTCACCGTTTGCTGGTGTGACCCCACATAGAGCAAGAGGTAAAGAAGCTACTAATTCATATAATAGTGCACAAACATCATATGGTATGTGGATGATACCACCAGATGTAGAAAATAGAGTTGCTGTAATGTTCCAAAATGGCGACCAATCACTCGGTTTTTGGTTTGGGTGTGTGTTTGATGAATTCCACAACTTCATGGTTCCAGCAATCGCCTCATCTCAAGACAACCATAAATATAAAGAAAATGCGGTTCCTGTGGCTGAACATAACAAATATACTAAAGATTCAGTTACGTGGGATAAAGCAACGCGACCAGTACAAGAACACTATTTTAATAGTATTGCAGACCAAGGATTAATTAACGACCACATAAGAGGGGTGACTACATCGTCTGCAAGAAGGGAGTCCCCTTCTCAAGTGTATGGTATATCAACCCCCGGCCCAAGAAACTCTGGATCATCTGGGAATAGGCTTGGTGGTTCTAAATTCGTCATGGATGATGGGGAAGGAACAGAATATATAGGGTTAAAAACAAGATCAGGTGCAACTTTAAGGTTAGATGAAACAAATGGTATTGTATACATAATAAACAAAAAAGGAACTGCTTGGTTGCAATTAGACGATGACGGTAATGTGGACATTTTTAGTGCTAGAAGCATTTCATTACGTGCCATGGAAGATATCAATTTAAGGGCAGATAGAGATTTGACTTTTGAGGCTGGTAACGATATAAAAATGAAAGCAGCCAAAGATTACACTGGAACAGGTGTAGTAGCTGCCCCTTCTGGTGGTTCAGGTGGTAACATCATAGTAGAAGCACTTAACAAGTTAGATGTTACGATAACATCCCAAGCCAAATTTAATTTTAAAGACACATTGGATATAATAGTATTGAAGGATGGTCGCATTGAAGTTATCCAAAATTTGGATGTCACTACGGATAATACCACCCACACATCTAAGACCGATACCAAGTTTTTAGCCAAAAATAACTTTATGATAACAGCCAACAATAATATTGATGTAGTGTCTGATAATGAAACTAAGCATTACGCTGCTGCCAATATGCACTTATTAACTAATAGTAGCATGATGCAAATGGCTATAGCTGACTTTAATGTTACTGGTGGAACAGCCATAAACAATCAGTCTATTGCTATTAGTTTATTAGGTGGAACTTCTATAAGAAGCACCGCACCGGTTATAAGCCAGAATGGTGCTCCAGCAAGTCCAGCAAAACCACCCACCGAGGCTGCGCCTGCACCAGAAGCAGTGAAGCCTTTGAAGGCTGCGTTGATACCGTTAAATAATAAAACAAACACGCTGGCTGATTTTACATCTAAGTTTCAGAGAAATACTCATAAGCTGAAAACGATTGTTGGTAGATTTATGACATATGAACCATGTCCAGACCATGCGAATAAAGGTACTAAGACATCTTTCTCAAATTATAGTTGGGCTAAGGATTCGGAACCAAGTACTAATATACCCGGATCTCCACCTAAAGTAAAAACGTATGATGCTAATGGGGAAGCACCACCAGTTGGTGAGGGTGAGGTTGCAATACCAGTTGTAATGCAAGATTTCAAGTGTGGCAAGTGGTCTACACCGGAGACATTGGTTGTTGGAAGGGGTGCAAATAAAAGAACTATATATCCAAAACAGTTATATGAAGACAAGTTCCAAGAGGCAGGTAAACATTACGGTGTGCCACCTCAAATATTGTCTAGGGTAGCAATGCAAGAATCAACCTTTAACCCATCTGCGGCTAGTGGTGCAGGGGCGCAGGGGTTGATGCAAATAGTGCCAAAATGGCACCCACAGTGTAAGAATCCGAACGATCCTAATGAAGCTATACCTTATGCGGCTAGTTACTTAGCTAAGTTAAACAGAAGGTATAATGGTGACTGGGAAAAGGCACTGGCCGCTTATAATACCGGTGAAGGTAATTTAGATAAGAATATAAGAAAGAATGGTGAAAATTGGAGAAACCATTTACCATTGGAAACTAAAAATTACATTGCTGAAATATGCCCAGATGTTGGTATATATGGGTGTCCGGGTGAAGAAGGCTCTACTACCCCACCAACAGAAACACCATCACCACCAACGAAAACAGGTTAACAAGGAGGATTTATGTGGACTACACCAGAAGAAGGGAAAGAATATCAGATATTGTTTGATATAGCAGGAGCAAAATATAAGATTCCACCGGAACTATTGTCTAGACAATGCTTCCAAGAGTCGTCTTATAATGAAAAAGCACATAATAAAGGGTCTAATGCTCAAGGTTTGATGCAAATAGTACCTAGGTGGCACCCAGAATGCAAAGATCCGTTTGATCCTACTGAAGCTATACCGTATGGGGCTAAGTACCTAGGAGAGTTAAAAGGTAGGTTCGGTACGTGGGACAAAGCATTAGCTGCTTATAATTGGGGACCAACTGCATTGAGTAAAACATTAAAGGAACATGGTGATGAATGGTTGAACCATGTCCCTTTAGAGACCAAGAATTACGTAATAGAGATATTACGTGATGTTGGTATATGATTATTGAGCTTTAGATATCATTTTGTCTATTTCTTGGACACATTTTTCCAATTCATGGGATCTTGTGTCCACCAAGACATATTTTTTAGTTAAAGAGTCGTAAACTCCTATTGTCACAGGGTTACCGCCATTTTTATTGGGCGTAATCATGGCATAAAAACGCTTAATTTTGTTCTTAGCGTTTATTTGGTCGGCCTTCGCCATAAGTTTAGAATACTTACTCAGAAGTTCCTGTTTTTCTTGCTTTGTATCTGGTTTCATATAAAACATCCATGTGTAGTTAAATGGTAATACTATATTACCACAATATGACAAATATTACAACATATTTCATGTAATTTTTATGTTCGTATATAAAAAGTAGGATAAATATGAGTATATTTGAGGTATATCATGGCAGCAACGTTTATAGGTATGTCCACGGTGGGTAAAAAGAAGCCGCCTTTCACTCTGACAGACCAAGATTTGATTAAACAAGACCTTTTGAACCATTTTAGCGTTAGAAGGGGTGATATCGTGGGGAACACCTCATTTGGTACAATAATACATGATGTGGTAATGGATCAACTTGACTCATACTCTAGGGCAATCATCGTAGAAGACGTTCAACGGATTATAAGTGAAGATCCACGAGTCAAGTTAAGTTCCCCTTTAAACATAGTTGAATATGATAACGGCATACGCATAGAAGTGGATTTATATTATGTTCCTTTCGATTCTTCGGAACTATTATATCTGGACTTTAAGAAACAAATAATGAACAAGGAATGATAATATATGTCACAGAATGTAAGACAGAATAACCTCTTTTCAGCAGAAGACTTCACAAAGATATACAAAAGCTTTAAAAGTGTGGACTTTACTGCCTATGACGTGGATTCCATCCAGTCTGCTCTTATAGATACATTGAGACTGAATTATCCAGAAAACTTCAACGACTATATTCAATCTAGTGAATTCATCGCCCAGATACAACTTCTATCACATATTGCGGCCAGTTTAGCATTTAGAACTGACCTAAACGCTAGAGAAAACATTTTAGATACGGCAGAACGTAGGGAAGCAGTCATAAAATTAGCTAGGATGATAAACTATCAGCCTAGTAGAAACATTGCTCTAAGCGGTATATTTAAACTAGCAGCGGTTGAAACCAACGAGCCTATCCGTGATAACGTTGGGAGATTGTTACAAAATCAAACAATATTCTGGGATGACCCAAATAACTCAGATAGCTATGATCAATTCATAACTGTGTTGGATTCATCATTTGTTACTAGTAACCCATTTGGTAAGCCATATAAGAAACAGGTTATAAACAATATACCTACTAACTTATATCAAATAAACAACCTTAAAGATTATGAGGTCGCATACCCAATAAGTGTTAATCTTTCTGGTAAGACCGTGCCAGTTGATATATGTAATGCTGACTTGGATGACGATGGTGTATTATTTGAAAGACATCCAAACCCGCAAAATGCGTTTACTATAATTCATAGAAATGACGGGCAAGGCTTATCGTCTATTAATTCTGGATTCTTCCTTTACTTCAAGCAAGGCAGGCTGATAAAGAAAGACTATTCTTTGGATCTTCCGATAAAGAACCGTGTTTTAAATGTTGACGTTGAAAATATAAACGAAACTGACGTGTTTTTGCAAGAGGTCAACCAGAACGGGGATGTCTTGGAAGAATGGACAAAAGTCCCCAACGTTAATGGTGGTACTAACGTCATATACAACGCTATAAATCTGAACAACAGAAATATATATGCCGTCATATCTGACACCAATGACAAAATAAAATTGAATTTTACTGACGGGAACTTTGGTAATGTGCCAACTGGTATATTTAGAACTTGGGTTAGACCTTCATTAAACAAAAACATTACATTAAGACCAGAGCAAGCACAAGGTCTGGAAATAAAAATCCCGTATATCAATAAGGATAATCAACAATACGTGTTAAGATTGGTGTTTAACCTTGAATATACTGTGAGTAATTCGTCGCCTACAGAGACATTAGATGAAGTAAAAACCAGAGCTTCGCAAGTATTTTACACACAGAACCGAATGGTTAACAACGAAGATTACAATGTTTTACCATTAACTAGAGGTAATGAAATTGTAAAAGTAAGAACTATTAATAGGACACATGCTGGGCATAGCAGATATATTGACATTAATGACCCAACGGGGTTTCATCAGAACCTAATGCTTACTTCTGATGATGGTGCTTTATATAAAGATAAGACCATCCCGTCAGTTACTGTTGGGGTGGACGATGAAAGAGATGAAGAAACAAAGATCGTAACAACCGATTTGACATATTTCATAAGAAACCAAAGTCTAATAAACTTCTTTTATGATGAATTGTTATTAGAATATATGATCCACAAAGAGCACGTATTCAAGGAAGACGTTGACACATATAATAAGTATAACGTATATGAATTTTTAGGCAATTACACTTTCATGCCAGTTCCTGAGAATGAGTATGATAATCGTGGTGTTCTAAAAAGGCCGGATTTCACTAATTTTGACATTGCAGAACCATTAGTAAATGAAATGAACTATGGTATGTTCATATTCATGAGGCAGGGGGCAAAACTTAAATTCATTGATCCATCTAACACAGTAAATGAGAAATATGTAACTGTAAAATCCATGTCAGATTTTGAAGATGAAGCTGGTGGCACAGTGTTTATTTTTGACAGGTATATACCAAAAGGGTGGCAGCTAAAAGAGATATTCCCAGCGTACAAGGCCACTTTTTCTCAAGGTGAAATTGATAAATTGACACAAAGGGTTAAATTTAGAAACAATTTTGCATTATCTTACAACATTGAACGGTACGAATGGACGGTTGAAAACGCATATGACGAACAAGCTGAATATGAATGGGATCAATATGCTAAAAATTGGCTTGTAGTTGCAAACTATTTTGAAGACCCAATTACTAAAAACAAGGAATACGACTTGCAATCTAGGGGCGTAGAATACATATTTGAATCATATAGGGATGTTAAATTTTATTTTGATTCAGATCAATATGACTATGATTCAGTAACTGGTCAAGCAAAAAGAGACATAATTGAGGTTACCACCCAGAACCAAATGCCAGAAATTGTTGAAAGATGGGTTAACGATGGGGAAGGCTTCTGGGTTAAAGTGGACGATGATAATGTTAGATATTTAACATCAATGAAAGCGATCCCGCTTTCTAATAGGAATATGATTGAAAGTGATGTAATTGTCGCGCATGAAATAACCGGTAATACTGTAAAAATGGCAAATTGTCATTCAAGTGGATTTGAGTTATTTTCTTCTGAAAATTACATAACTAAGAATGTTAAAAAAGGATATTTAGCTACGGTACAAGCGGTTATAAATAACACGGTTACTCCAGTGGTAATACGTGTAGAATCGGTACAAGATGATAGAATTTACATGACATCTAACTTAGTGTGTAATTCACAGACCGTCGAATTTTATCCAGACCCCGGTGCGATAACAATATCTGTGTCTAATGGTATGGTCATGTTAGATGGTAAAAACCCAATTGAAGGTGATCTTATTAAAATTACATATCTATCAAAGACACCGTTCTTATCATATCCGATAAAATGGAATATATATGAGAATGTTTATCAAGAAGATGGTTACCATGATGCTAGTAAAGTCGTAGTTAATCCAGCAGATGTTGACGCAGATGGGGTTCCTGATCTAATGTTTTCTTATCAAAAGGTAGTGGCTGACGGTTCTAAGGTGTTTTTGGAAAAATATAAAACATTAGATGGTTACGAAAGCAATAGATTATGGATAGCAAAGTGGATAGACGTGAGACAAACTACTGCGTATGATTTCACGTATGATGATTTAGTAGAAAGCGATTTATTTATAACTGTCCCAACGGGTTTAGAGTCACTAGAAGAATACATTTCAATGATAATAATAGAAAAAATAATGAGCGACGACTTGACTATTGACCAGATAAACAAGATTAATACCGTTGACACAACGGTGATTTACATAGAAAGATTTCAAAATAATGGACGACAATTAACGGTCGTTAATGCAGAAAATGCACCCATTTTAAAACGTATAAACGTAGATATGGAACTAGTTAGAAGGGTCATATCGGAATACTTGATTAATAACCAATTATTGCCATCAATGGTATATGATGACCCGAATTTAAACCCGGTATCTTTCACTTTAGATGACCAGCACATGGTTAAAAATGGTCGTACATTTACTATAAACGCTCAAAGTGAAGAATATAAGAAGAAGTTCAATTACAAGTGGATACATTATGCCCCAGTGGACAACCGAATAGACCCAAGTATATCAAATATAATGGATATGGTAGTATTGACCACTACGTATTATAAGGATGTTTTGGTGTGGAAAAATAAGAGACAGCCAATATCGCAGTTGCCAAAACAGCCATCTAGCGAAGAATTGAGGTTACAGTTTAGTGATTTGAACTCATATAAGATGCAATCCGACCAAATAGTTTTCCAGCCAGCCAAGTTCAAAGTGTTGTTTGGAAAACAGGCTGATCCAAAATTGAGAGCTAAATTTAAAGTTGTTAAAATGCCATTAACTACCTTGACCGATAATGAGATTAAGACCAAAGTAGTAGAGGCAATTGACATATTTTTTAATATTCAAAACTGGGATTTCGGTGAAGCATTTTATTACACAGAATTAGCGGCATTCATACACAGATA